AGATATTGTTCAGCCCTGGACACCTACCGGCAAGATTAACAGAGAGTTTATCAAGCAGTATCCTACTAAGGCTAAAAATTATTTTAGCCAGAGCCAGCTTGAAAAATTATAGAAACCCAGGGAGGTTCAAAAATATGACAACTAAATCAAAAGGCGACTACTCAGTAAACAAAGCAAGACAATTATTAAAAGAGCAGGGATATTTAGTGGCAAAAGCTTTGGCTGTTAGGTTTCAGCCGGAAGATTTTTTTAGTTGCTGGGACTTAATTGCTATTAATGATAATCACGTTAGGTTTATTCAGGTGAGCCGAGTACAGCTTTATGACCGAGGCGCAGAATATAAGTTTAAGCTGCTGGCTTTTCCTACTCCTCCCAATACCACAAAAGAATACTGGCATCACACCAATAAGGGCTTTGACATACAATATTTAAATGAACAATAAAGAAATCCGAAATATTAACGACCTCCACTTCTGGGATAAAAACCCTAGAGATATTAAACCCGAAGACCTTGAGCGTCTTAAAAAACAGATTGTTAAGTTTGGACAGTATAAGCCATTATTAATAACCGAGGAGGGTGAGGTGATTGGCGGTAACATGAGATTAAGAGCATATAAGGAGCTAGGTGTTACTGATGTTTGGGTTAGTGTGGTTAGTCCTAAAGACGACAATGAAAAGCTGGAGTATGCGCTATCCGACAATGACCGCGCCGGATATTATATAAAGGATCAACTTAATGAGCTAAGGGCTGAATTTGATATTGACTGGTCTGAATATGCAGTTGATATAAAGCCACCTGTTAATCTTGACTGGCTGAATGAGAATGAGATAGAAGAAGACGAAGCCCCTGAAGTAGCAGAAGGTGAGCCAGGCAGTAAATTGGGTGAGGTGTATCAGTTGGGTAGACATAGACTGATGGTAGGCGATAGTGCCAAGATTGAAGATGTAGAGAAGTTAATGAATGGACAGAAAGCGGATATGGTGTTTACTGACCCACCGTACTCGGTTAATTATGAAAAGAAAAACAAGGAAGTACTGAAGTCAGATAGTTACTCGCATATTGAGGGTGATAATTTAAGCGTTGATGACATTGCCAAGCATTTATGGAAACCTGCGTTTGACAATATGGCGGTTGTTTCTAAAGACGGGGCTTCGATTTATGTCACAATGCCACAAGGAGGCGACCAGATGATGATGATGATGATGATGATGATAAACTCTTGGAAGATAAAACACGAGCTTATATGGGTGAAGCCATCCCCCGTCTTTTCAATGGGAAGGTTGGACTATGACTATATGCACGAACCAATAATATATGGATGGAAGAAAAATCACGAATTTTATGGTGGTGGGGAGTTTAAAAAAAGCGTTTGGATGATTGGAAGGGAAAGCGACAAGTCACATCCGACAATGAAACCCGTACAGCTAATGGCAAACGCCCTCAAGAACAGCAGTAAAGAAGGGGATATTTGTATTGACCTCTTCGGTGGCTCAGGCTCAACTCTTATCGCCTGTGAACAAACCAATAGAATATGTTACATGATGGAGCTAGACCCGAAATACTGCGATGTCATAAGAAAAAGATATGATAACTATATCAACAACAGGAAATTAACAAGAAATGTCAAACCCTAATCCACCAAATCAATTTAAACCAGGACAGTCAGGCAATCCCAAAGGAGCACCAAAGAAATCTTGGACTTGGGCGGGATTACTTGAAAAAGTTGCAGAAGAAACAGAAGAAAAATCGGGTAAACAGTTTAAAGACCTTGTTAGCCGCCGCCTCTGGGTTGATGCGGTAAATGGTAGTTTGGGTGCTCAAAAAGAAATAATGAATAGAATGGAAGGATTGCCAAAGTCAATTCAAGAAATTGTGGGTAGGGATGGAGATAGTATTAAACTTGAAACCAACTTTTCAGTTGAACAAGAAAAGGCCATAGCTTCGGGGATTGCTGCAGTTATTAAGGAAGCCCTGAAATGATCCCTACGGTTGCAGATAAGGCCAGTCCACTTGCTTTTATTCTTCAAAACAAAATCAAAAACGAAAACGGCTCATTAATTGAATTTAAGGATCACTACTTTTTGATTGATCCCTATGCCGACATGTCGCCGGAGCAGGTAGTTATGAAACCTAGCCAGATCGGGTGGTCAGTACTAGCTATTAATAAGGCTCTATGGCTGGCTAAGTATAAAAAGGCTAATGTTATCTATACCCTGCCTTCCAAATCAGTTGTAAAAGACTTTGTGCAACCAAAGGTTGAACCCATTATTGCCCAGAACCCGCTTTACCAGGAATGGACAGGTAAAACAGACTCAATGGCTCTAAAGAATATCGGGGAGCGGTTTGTATATTTTAGGGGTAGTTGGGAACAAACTGCTGCTATTTCTATTTCAGCTCATGTTTTAATTAATGATGAGGTTGACCGATCCAACTCTAAGGTGCTTAGAACTTACCGCACCCGTCTTGATGATGCCAAAAGAGAGCGGCCAGAGCTGGGGTATGTGTGGCAGTTTAGTAATCCATCAATCCCATCCGCTGGAGTAGATGAGCGCTGGGCAAAGTCAGATCAAAAACATTGGTTTGTTAAATGCCCATATTGCCACCATGAGTGGTATCTTAACTTCCCTGAAAACATAGATTTTGAACGCAAGGTATATATCTGCTCTAAGTGTCATAAAGAAATGGACAATGAAACCAGAAGAGTTGGCCGGTGGGTAGTTAAAAACAAAGGAGCAGAAATATCTGGCTATTGGATTAACCAGATGATGATGCCCTGGATACCGGCTAAAAAGATTATTGAGGACAGTGAAGGCGACCTACAGATATTTCACAACTTCACGCTGGGTTTACCATATATCAGTAAAGATCAAAAAGTTGACCGTGAGATTATTACTAATTGTATAAGCCCAGACCTTAATCCCCGTACTGATGTGGCAATGGGAATTGATAACGGCATTAAAAAAACTGTTGTAATTGGCAACTCTTATGGAATATTTGATATTTATGAAACCGATAGCTGGGAAAAGATAGAGGCAGATATTCAAAGGTATCGGGCAAGAGTGGTTATTGATGCCCTACCCTACCCCAATGTTCCTCAGAAGCTGGCAAAAAAATACAAAGGCAAGGTGTTCGTTCACTATTTTGTTCACGATAAAAAGGAAACTGGAATAGTAAACTGGGGTGAGGGTGATAAATCAGAGGTGGTGCAATCAGACCGCACCAAGATAATTGATTTGGTGGTATCTGAGTTTCAGAATAAGGACATCACTTTCAATTTAACATTAACTGATTTAGAATTATATATAGCAGACTGGGCACAGCTATACCGTGATATTGAAGAGGGTGCTCGCGGGATCAGGCGGCCAATTTGGAAAACAATAGAAGGAAGGCGGGATCACTTTGCATTTGCTACAATGTACTGGAGGATAGCACTTGAAAAGACTTTTGCAGGAGGAGCGGTAATTAGAACTCCCAGTAAAAAAGAGATAGCACAAGAAGCGCCTATTATTAGTCCTGACCAAACTGTGTCGGCGATTGATTTAAGGCAAGTTCAGGAACGGGTTATCAGGGGCAATAGAAGTTGGAAAATAAGATGACATTAAATAAACGCAATGACGATAAAAAAGTAGTAACGGTTATTCTGGGTAATAAAGAGCCAACTGATGAACTTAAGGAGCTTCACTGTTCTACCTGTGGCCGGATTGTATGTCAATACTATACTGAAAGTCGTATAATCATTGTAATCGGTGAGATGCGTGAAGTATCTAGGCCGATAGATATACAGTGCAGTCGCTGCAATACTATTCACCGAATAGCTTAAATTATGTCAATAAATGATACCCCCAACAAAATAGAACAGAGAGAGGAAATAGAGCGCCAGGAAGGTGTAATTACTCCAGGGGATGATGTCTTAACGCTTAACTTAGAAGACGCCGACATTGTGCGGCTTATTGGCTCGCGCATTAAAGATAGTGAAGACTTTTGGAACAAAGAACTTAACCTAGACGAAGTTAGAAAAGAAGGAGAGAAATATTACCTTAACTTGACCTATGACGAAAGAGATTTATACGAGTGGCAGATTGCCTATAAAAATAACCGCATCATTACAGCGATTGAAACTCTTATTCCTCTAGTGGTATCTCAGCCGGCAGAACCGGTTGTAACTGAGGCTTCTGATAAAGATGCCTCGCGCCAGCTGGCTATGGATTTGGGGAGCGTACTTTATGCCCTTTATGAAGACCTGTTTATCAAGTCAAAGTTATCAATGGTAACTAGACACCTATTGGTGGGGAAAAGAGTGGGAATTATGAAGTACCGTTTTGATCCCAATCTGGGCAAGGTAATGCCGGATGGCTCAAGAAAAGGAGCGATTGTGGTTGAGGTGGTGCGACCTGAAAAGGTGGTTTTTGAGCAAGAAGCAAATGACCCCGATGATATCCCACTAATTGCTGAATATATGGAAGACACCTTAGAAGAGTTAATTCATAAGTTTCCGGATAAAAAACAGGAAATTTTTGACAAGCAGGGGATTAAGATGGGGACTCAAAAACAGTTGCAAACCTCTGTGGGATATGTAGAAGTATGGTTTAGTTACTTTGATAAGGCTGGTAACGTGCAGGAGGCGGTCTGCTGGAAGTGGGGCGATCTGATACTGGGTAAAATGACTAATCCCAACTGGAATTATGATTTATATGAAACTGACGAAAGCGGTAAGCAGGTTAGCCTTAACTTTTTTGATAGACCAAGAAAACCATATATTGTTTTTAACCATTTAAACCTGGGCAAATATATCATTGATGACACTTCCCTATTGGATCAGGCTAAAAACCCACAGGATATTCTTAACAAAAGAGGCAGGCAGATTATGGAAAATGCAGATCAAGCAACTAGCGGCCTGGTATTTGATGAGGATAAGATTAGTCAAGAAGACGCCAAAAAGATTATTGGCGATCCTTCAGAAAAGGTCATGGTTTCAGGAAATGTTAATAATGCCGCAACCAGGCTTCCATACAATGCTCTCCCCAACTATGTAATGGAAGATAAGTTTGATGCCAGAGCTGAGATAGATAATATCTTTGGCACAAATGCACCAGTAAGGGGTGAGGCCAGTGGGCTTAAGACTCTTGGTGAAACTATATTGTCACAGCGGGCAAATATTGGCAGACTTCAAACAATCTCAGACTCCATTGAAGACGGGATGGGAAGGCTTTATCAGGCGCTAGTTCAAATGATGAAGGTTTACTGGGATGAGCCTGAGATAATCCGTTTCCGTCAGGTAGAGGGTAAAACAATGTTCCTTGAATGGGACAGGAACAAAATAGAAGACGGGGTTGATGTAAGGGTTAAGGCCGGTACGGCTCTGCCTAAAGACAAGGTGGCTACTAGAAATGAAACTATCCAAATGATGGCAGTTCTTGATCCTTTATCTTTGGCAGAAGGGTTAGATAAGCCCAATCCTAGAGAGTTTGCAAAACGGCAGATTTATTACCGCTTCTTTATGGATAAATACTTAACTGAGTTTTTGGATGAAGGGGAAGGTGATGTTGACAATAAAGCTATGGCTGATATTCAGGCTTTAATGAATGGTCAAGTGCCGCCAATTCCTGATGATATTAGCCAGGAATACCTGTTGACCTTTGAGAAGTTTTTAGCAAGCGAAGGGTTTAAGGCAATAGAAGATCCAGCTGTTAAGCAACGGATAATAGAATTTGCTGAAGCCGTAAAGGAAAAAGCAAAGGCTGAAATCGGGGAAGCTCCTCAGAGTACAGAGGCTGAGCCGGTAACTGAAGGGGAAGTTGCAGCCGGTATGCCAATGGAACAAAATACCGCTATTCCAGAACAAGAACCTGGGGGGAATATGATAAGCAGGATGTTTTCAAAAATAAGAGGACAATAAAATGACATTACCAAAAACCACTGATATTGGAAAAATAATGCACAAGTTAAAGAGTGAAGGCAATCGACCCCATAGGCAGATGGTGGCAATAGCTCTTAATCAAGCAAGGAAATCCGGTGCAGATATACCCTCAAAATCGTTAGCCATGAAGGCTAGGGCAACAGGAGTAACTACAAAGTAGTTGACACGATTCGCATATCGGGGTTATAATAATTTATCAATTAAAAATTGCCTACTTGACAAATTATTTTCAAGTATTCATAATCAGACAGAGGCACAAGAAGCCCAGTTCATACGAGAGTAGAACTGGGATTTTTTAGTTTAACTAATATGACATTTACTAATAGAGTCACTACAATCACACAAGACACCATTCTTCCAAAGGTGTTTGATAATATTTTAAGCGATAACTTCGCCGCATTTAGATTTATTTCAAATGGTTCTAAATGGTCTGGTGAAACCTTAAAGAGGCCAGTTAAGCTGGTTAAATCTACTTTGGGCGGTTCTTTCTCAGGGCTTGATACTCATTCAACTGCAACGGTCGAGTCCCGCAGAACAATGTCCTTTAACTTGAAAGCTTATGAAATTCCAGTAGCGATTGCCGGATTAGATAGACTGGTAAACGCAACTGAAGCACAGGTAATTGATTTAGTTAAGGCTGAAATGGAGTCTGCCGCACAAGATGCAATGGATGATATTGCAGACGCCTTTTACGGAGATGGGACTGGAAATTCTAGTAAAGACTTTGAAGGACTACAAAACTTAGTTGATGATGGTACGACCGCTTCTACTATTGGAGGTCTTTCAAGAACAACCTGGACTTCTTTAGCTGGAACACGAACAGCATCGGGCGGGGCAATGACTCTTACAAAATTAGGTGCATTATATATAGCAGTAGCAGGCGGATCAGCACAAAGGCAGAAACCAACCATTATTTCCTCAGATGAAACTGTTTGGAATTTATATGAAGCATTACTCTCCCCCACAGTTCAAGCCGGATATCAAATGAACGGTTATCCAATGGTTACCAGAAGAAGCCGAGGAGCAATCGCAGCTGGTGAATTTAAAGGCGGGATGGGTTTTACCTCCTTAATCTATAGAGGAGTACCTTGGGTGGCTGATGAAAAAGACTCAAATGGTCAGACTGTTTGGATGCTTAATGAAAACTACCTTGACTGGTACGGTCTAAAAGACCCAGAGATGACCTCAGTATCTTTTGGCAATACCCATGAAGGCACTTACAATGAAGCTCCTACAAATAACACAGGGCTACAAATCAGCAATTTCTTAAAGCCAGTTAATCAATATGGTGAAATTGGACACATCTACCTGTTTGGAAACTTAGTTACATTCCAACCACGCCGACATGGACGATTGACAGGAGTAACCAGCTCGTAATAGAATAAAAATATGAAACTATCAGGACAACCATTTATATACGACCTAAACCCATATGAACAGAATAGTGCTCAACAGCACGGACTGGGGGCAATTGGGGTTATGTCAAACGGGGATTTATACAGATATGCCAAGATTAACTCTGATGGCACTGATCTTATCGCTGGAAAATTAGTAGTATCAAGGGGTAGGGAGTCAAACCACGCTAACATGGCTCTTTCTGCAGCAGCCTCGGCTGGTGATAAATTGGTTATCCCAACAGCAGGAGCAACAGCAGTTGATGCACATGAATATGAAGAAGGTACTTTAACTTTCAACGACGTAAGTCCTGAAGGTGAAAGCTACTTTGTTACTTCTCACGAAGCAAACGCCGGATCACTTGCAACAGATGTATACCTTTACCCAGCCCTGAAGACAGCAGCAACAACTTCCTCAGAAGTAACTTTAGTAAGAAATCCTTGGAACAACCCAGCCATTTCTCAGCTTATTGCTGAAAGAGCAGTGGGTATTCCTCAAACCGACTGGGATGTATCTGTAGCCAACTTCGGATGGTTCAAAACCAGAGGAGTTTCAGCAGCTTTCCAAGACACAGGTGGATTGACAGTAGGATACCGCTGCACAATTTCCGACCAAGTTGACGGAGCAGTCGGAGTAATCAGCGACATTGACGCAGAGTTTGAAGTTGGACAAGCAATGCAAGCAGGTACAGCAGGTGAATATAATCCAGTATATCTGACGATTGACTAATTAACAGTTTAGGCGCGGGGTTGACGAGAAAATGTCGCAAGACTATTCAGGAGTCCGCATAGATTTTAACCACTCTTTGCGAGTGGTTTTTTTTATGAATAAAATATTATGTTTAAAAACAACAAGGGGGTGAAAAATATATGAAAGCAAGAGATTATTTTCCAGCCGTAAAATATGGAGCAAAATGGTATCCAGAAGATTTGGCTGGGATGTTGGGTATACCTTCTATTGGTAGTATTTTTTATGTTGACCCTTATGCTGGCAGTGATACTGCCAACTCAGGGGCTGCTCAAGATAACGCCTTAGCGACGGTTGCCGCAGCCTATGCAAAATGTACTAGTGGCAAAAATGATGTTGTTCTTATCGCTCCAACAGGAGGAACTGGTAGAACGACTGAAGCCGCAGCAATTACTTGGGCAAAGAGATTTACTCATTTAATTGGTAATGCTGCACCGATATTCAATAGCCCCAGAGCGGGGATGAATTTTACCCTAGCAGCTGCGACTACTACTCCCCAATTTAGTGTTACTGAAAATGGATGTATATTCAAAAATATTACTTTAAATCAGGGGGTGGCTGATAGTTATGCACTCGCCTATGTAACTGGCGATTACAACTATTTTGAGGGAGTTCATTTTAACGGCATAGTCAATGCAACCGCAGGCGATAGTGCCAATGGATATGATTTATACCTGAATGGAGCTTCTGATAATGTGTTTGTCAGTTGTACGATTGGAAACGACACCACAGCGCGTTCAGCAGCTAACTGCAACCTGAAAATGGCGGGCGGTTCAGCAAGGAATGAATTTATTAATTGTAGATTTATTCACTGGGCTGATAATGCAGG